CCAGACTTTGTAAGACACATGGTTTTGAACTCACTGAGAAGTTATCGAACTAGATTCGAAGGCGAATTTGGTGAGTTAGTTTTATGTTATGATAACAAAGTAAATTGGCGTAGAGATTACTTTCCAAACTACAAACACTCAAGAAGAAAAGATAGAAAGGTATCCAAATTAGATTGGAATCAGATTTTTGATACCTTGCATATGATTCGTGATGAATTACAAGAATTTTTTCCATACAAAGTTTTAGAAGTAGACAATGCAGAAGCAGACGATATAATCGCCGCTATCGTTGCTCATGTCGCCGCTAAGCCGTCTAACTATGAGAAAGTATTGATACTATCAAGTGATAAAGATTTTATTCAACTTCAAAAACACAATTTTGTATCACAGTACAGCCCCATCAAAAAACAATTTATTAATGGTGTATGTCCACATACATATATTAAAGAGCACGTATTAAAAGGTGATAGGAGTGATGGTGTTCCAAACTTCTTGTCGCCAGATAATACTTTTGTAGATGAATTAAGACAAAGACCAATTTCAAAAAGAAAACTTGAAACTTGGATTGAGTTGGAGCCAGAAGATTTCTGTAATGAAGATATGTTAAGGAACTATCAGCGAAATAGAACTCTAATTGATTTCAATTATATTCCAGATGATATTAAACAGAAATGTATTAATACTTATCTTGATACCCCAGAGGGTAGTCGAAAACATTTACTAAACTATTTTATTAAAAACAAACTAAAGTCCTTAATGGAAAATATTGGAGATTTCTAATGGCAATTAAAACTTATACACCACTTCTATCAGAGGTACTTGATAGAGTGCATAAAGCGAAAACGAAAGCTCAGAAAATCAAAGTTCTGCAAGAGAACGATACTGAAGCACTAAGGATGATTATTAAATCGTCATTTGACCCAAAAATTAAATGGGCAATGCCAGAGGGTGCAGTTCCTTACAAGCCAAATGATGCACCAGACGGAACAGAACATACTTTGTTGGCACAAGAGTCAAAAAGACTATGGCACTTCATTGAGGGTGCAGATAATCAGACTCCTCGAGCTCAAAAAGAGAATATGTATATCCAAATGTTAGAGGGATTACATAGAGATGAAGCAGAGGTTTTGGTCTATGCAAAGGATAAAATCCTACATCAGAAATATAAAGGTCTTTCTCACGAAGTTGTAAAAACAGCTTTTGGTTGGAATTCTGACTATGTGAGACTTGACTCTGCATCTTAAAAGTGGTATAACATACTAGTGAAATGAAGGTGATTCGGAGATATTATGATTAGTTTTTGCATTGGTATGTTTTTCGCAATGTTGGCAAGTGGAGCAGACGGGCCAAATTCCTCTCTCTCAACTCTCGCCCTCTTATCTACAATCAGCATTGCGTTTATGATTCGTGGGATATATGTTATGAACCGTAATGGAGAATTAACGTAGTCTTGCGAATCGTGAGAAAATGGGGTGGTGATTCGGCCACCCCATTTTTATTTCCCCTAAAAACCCCCAAAAAACATCAACAAAATCAATGCTTTATAAAGGGGTTGACAACGCTGTTATAGCATGGTAAGCTATATATGTAATCAGAGAGAAAGAGAGAAATCATGACAAAGAACGAAACGATTTTTATTGATGCCCATAATGGTGGTATTCAAGTTTTCAAAGGTGCTGGAAACCTTATCGGTTTTGCAAAGACACCTAAAATGCTTGCCCACATTTTGGACACTCACAAAATCTTTGGTGAGGTAATGTTCACCAGCTCTATGGATTTTGCTGACGAAGAGGGTTTTGACACTTGGGATGGTGCGAGAGTCTTCTGGCAAGAGGGTATTGAAATGAGGTGGAAAATATAATGAACTTCATTGAGGTAAATGGTGGTAATAAAGTGCAGAGGGAAATCTGTCATAAAGTTGCCGCCCACATGATTAAGAAGTTACTTCCTAGATTTAGGACTTTAGATATTACTGTCAATCTCGTTACCATCAAAAGTGATGCGATTGGTTTCTGCATGATGCAAGATACCAATAGAGAATTTGAGATTGAGCTTGATAAGAAAATTGGTATTAAAGATATGGTTCAAGCATTATGTCATGAAATGGTTCATGTCAAACAGTATGCAAGAAATGAAATGAATGATGGTATCGTCAAAGGTAGAGCGAAATGGAAAAATCAGTTCATCAAAGAAGATACCAACTATTGGGACTTGCCTTGGGAAAAAGAGGCGTATCGAATGGAAAAGAAACTTGCAGATGACGTTTGGGAAAATGGAGTGATATGATGTTTGACAATGTAGGAAATCCAATTGACGGTTGGGCAATCGTGAAGTGTGTATCAGACAAACAACCAGAGATTGTTTCTTTGCACCAATGTTTGGGTAATGCAGAGGAAGAAAAGATGGTTCTAAATGAAATGGCAGAGGGTACAGATACTACTTTTGTAGTAAAAAATACTTTCGGCTGTATGATAGAAACGACTTGACATTGTTGTCAAAACATGGTAGCATGATTCGTAAAGTGAGAAAAGAGGTAGTTATGAAAATCACAGCAGAACAGTTTGTAGAGTCACTTGCACGACTTTCGGATGAAGAGAAGCAGAAAGCTGCAAATCTTCTTGTGAACAAGTGGGGCCACTTGACTAAGAGTTTCATGGGTATGGTTGATGCAGAGATGCAAGACCAATTCATGGTTGAGCAGGCAGAGGTTTTTGAGATGTCAAAGGCTGCCGAAAACGGAACTAAAATTTGGTAATGGAGAGAGAAATGGAAAAAGTAGCAGTTATTCATACAGCGTTTGAGGACAAACCATCCACAGTCGCTTTCGTTGATGTGCCTGAAGATAGCACATTGATTGATAAACTTGAATATGCGTATCGTTGGACGCAGAACATCATGGACAGTTGGTCATTGAAGATGCCAGAGGATGGTAATGATGCAGTTACCGTTGTAGGTGATGTTTCTGACGGTTATGGATTGCGTTCTACTTCTGTAGGTGACCAGATGCTGGTCGGTAATGTTAAATACAAAGTAGCACGATTCGGTTTTGAAACTTTAGATGGGGAGGCTGTGTAATGGCAGTAACACAAAAAAACTTTGATAAAATCTATATCGACATAGATGGTTCTCAAGGTAACGCATTTCAACTTTTGGCGTATGCAAAGGGATTTGCAAAAGACTTGGGTTTGGACTTTAAACCAATAAGTGATGAAATGACATCTGGAGATTACATTAATCTACTAAAGGTTTTTGATAAAAACTTTGGTACGTTTGTAACTCTTCAAACATCAAACCCAGAGTATCTTGATGCTTTCGATTCTTTCTGGACGGTAAAAGATGCTTAAAGAAATAATCATGTCGTTCATGATTTCTACAACCCCAGCTCATGCAGATGGGGTTGATACTTTTCGTGAACAAGAAGCAGTTTGTCTTGCCAAGAATATGTATTACGAAGCCCGTAATCAAGGTCTAGCTGGACAACTTGCAGTATCTTTAGTTGTAATGAATCGAGTGAAAGATAAACGATACCCAGACACTATTTGTGAAGTGGTTTATCAAGGGCCAATCAGTAAATGGTGGTTGAAAGAAAAAGGTAAGATTGTACCAATACGAAACCGTTGTCAATTTAGTTGGTATTGTGATGGTAAATCTGATAAACCTAAAAACAAAAAGAAATACAAGTTTTTCCTTGACTTATCACGAGATTTAGTTTATGGTAATATGCAAGTGGTAGATATAACAGAGGGTGCAACACACTATCATGCTGATTATGTTTACCCAGATTGGAGAAAAACCAAGACTAAAACTATTGAAGTTGCAGACCATATATTTTATAGATGGGAGAAGTAATGAATTTCTTTTACTTAGATGAAGACCCTTGGAAGTCTATTCAGTATCATTGTGATAAACACATCATTAAGATGCCTACGGAGTACAAACAAATGTTGTGTACTGCACATAGGGTTCTTGATGGTGAAATGTTTTATGACAAAACTGCAAGAGGTCATAAGATTAAAAGATGGAAACTTGCAGATAGGAATATGAACAAACATCTCTATCTGGCTGGTCATGTTAATCATCCTACTAACATATGGTTAAGGGAATGTACTGAAAACTATATGTTAATGTTTACTTATTACAAGTTGATTTGTGATGAATATACATATAGGTATGGGAAAGAACATGGTGCAAAAGATTACTGGTGGATGTTGAGAAACCCACCTAAGAATATGCCTAGTTTAGGTAACACAACACCAGTTCCACAGGCAATGAAACAATTCCCAGAATGTATGGTTGAAGGCGATACGGTACAAGCATATCGTAACTTCTATAAGGTTGCAAAGAGGAGATTCGCAACATGGAAAGAAAGACCGACTCCCAGCTGGTTCATGACCCAGAGCCAGAAAGATACTATGATTGGATACTTTGGAAATTTAGGCAAGAAGGTGGAATTGAAAATAGTGTGAAGAAATCTATGACAAGAGAAGAAATGTGGAAACAAACTGTTGCAGATATGCAAGGTGAAATTCATGCTTTGCAAAAAACAATAGTTCGACTTCAAAAACAATTAAATGAGTTGGAAGATATTAAGAAACAGCCAAGGGAAACAACTTGGCAAGAGGAACACTAATGCCTAATTATAATTTCAAAAATAATAAAACTGGTGAAGAATGGGAAGAGTTCTTTACTATGAGTGGTAAAGACTTGTTCTTAGAACAAAATCCAGACGTTGTGCAATTACCGTCTTTATTTTCTATGTCTGCATCTGGAACTGGTGATAGAATTAAAACTGATTCTGGTTGGAAAGAGAATTTGTCGAGGATTGCAGAAGCGCACCCCAACACCCCACTGGGCGATAAATATAATAAGAAAAGTACAAAAGATATTAAGACAAGACAAGTCTTGAAGAAGCATGGGGTTTTATGATGGCGAAGAAACAAGATTTAAAATATGAAGATTTGGTAACTATTAAACCAATTACAGATAATCAAAAAGTAGTATTTAAAGAATACGCAAAAGGTCAGAATCTTTTTTTACATGGTGCAGCTGGAACTGGTAAAACATTTGTATCGTTTTTTCTTGCACTACAAGAAGTATTAAATCCAGAAACACCTTACGAAACATTGTATATTGTTAGGAGTGCTGTTCCTACAAGAGAGATTGGATTCTTGCCAGGCGATGAAGAAGACAAGACAGCATTGTATCAAGTTCCATATCAGAACATGGTACAGTTTATGTTTAAACAACCGTCTGACCAAGCGTTTAGTATGTTATATGATAGACTTAAATCTCAAGGTTCTATTATGTTCTTGACAACATCATACTTGCGTGGTATAACATTAGACAATTGTATCGTATTAGTTGATGAGTGTCAAAACTTGAACTTTCATGAACTAGATACGGTCATGACTCGTATCGGTCAAGATTCAAAGATTATTTTTTCTGGTGATTTTTTCCAGACTGATTTAAGACAGAATGGAGAACGAGATGGCATGGTAAGCTTTATGGACATCTTAATGGATATGGAAGAGGTATCCAACATAGAGTTTAACATTGGTGATATTGTTCGTTCTGGACTAGTTCGTAGTTATCTTATTGCGAAGACTAAAAAAGGGATAGAAGTATAATGGCTGCATGGGGAAGCAAATCGGTTCACGAACCAACAATTAAAGGTACTTCACAAGGAAGAAAACCAATAACTTCAACAATGAATAAAAATAAAAGACGGAGTTATAAAAAATATAGAGGACAAGGTAGATGAAAGAGAACTACGATAAATGTCTGGAGATGATTCTCCATCATGAGGGCGGTTATGTTAATCACCCAAAAGACCCTGGCGGTGAAACTAATCTTGGTGTAACTAAGAGAGTTTATGAGTCTTGGGTTATGGAAAATGACCTACACCAAAAAGATATGAAAGAATTGGAGTTTGAAGATGTTGCACCGATTTACAGAAAAAATTATTGGGATAGGGTCAAAGCAGATGCACTACCTGCTGGTGTCGATTTGTGTGTGTTCGATTTTTCTGTTAATGCTGGTACTGGGCGAGGAGCAAAGTATCTACAGACTATTGTCGGCGCTGTTAGTGATGGTGCCATTGGCCCTAATACACTTAGACAAGTAGATGAGTGGATTGCAATGCGAGGTGAAGAAGATTTGATAGTAGAGTATTCAGAAGCAAGACGCAGATACTATAGAAAGTTAAAAACTTTTGATACCTTTGGTAAGGGATGGTTAAGACGAGTTGATGAAACAGAAGTCGAAGCGTTGAGATTAGCAGGGATTTATTTACAAAACTAAAGTGAGGTTATATAATGTTTAAACATGATGAAGTGAGTGTACCAGAGTTATCAACAAAGAATATAAATCGTAAAAGGTTTTACCAGACTCCAGAGGGAAAACTATATCCCTCTATTACTACTGTTTTGCAAAAACGCAAAATGGCTGGTCTTATGGAGTGGAGAAAAAATGTTGGTGATGATGTTGCGAATTATATTGCAAGAACCGCCGCACATAGGGGAACTAAGGTTCACCATATGTGTGAAGACTTTTTGAATAACAATTTTGATGAAGAAGTCCATAAGAAGAATTTTCTACCATATGTGCTATTCGGTCAGTTGAAACCAGTACTTATGCAAAAAGTGAATAACATTCTTGCACAAGAGTGTGGGCTATATACTGATAAATATAGAGTAGCAGGACGAGTCGATTGTATTGCAGAATACAACGGCGTCAAATCTATTATTGATTTTAAAACTTCAAGAAAAGAACGCAATGATGATTGGAATGAGTCTTACTATATTCAAGCGTCTGCATACGCAGAAATGTTTGAAGAACGAACTGGAATTGCAATCAATCAAA